TGGGTTTAGGTGGAGTTGCGATAGCGACTCTGCCCTCTGTGATATTCCCCAAACTAATGTTCTCGGACAGGCTGGGGGGAGGGTGTTTTTTAAAAGGGGGTATACCCTTTGTAAACCTCGCCCCGTCCCATTTCCACACGCGTGGAAATAAAAAGTGTCTGGGGGGTGTCACAGTATACGCCCAAACTGTCACACTGTGACACCTGTTGTGACACCTGGTTCAGTCTCTCCAAGATAACGGGATTACCATACCGGCAATGGATGACTTGAAAAAATCAATGCTCGAAGCCCTGAACGCTGCCCATGGCAATGTCAGCAAGGCATGTGAACAGGCAGGAGTGGAAAGAAGGCTGTACTACCGTTGGCGACGGCGTGACCCGGAGTTTGCTGCCGAGGCAGACAGTATCAGGGACGAAATGACCGACGCCGCCGAGGAAAAGCTGATGGAGCGCATCAAGGCAGGAGACACACAGGCCATCACCTTCTACCTGAAGACCCGCGGAAAGAGCCGTGGCTACAGCACCACGATGATTCGTGCCGGCGAAACGTCAGCGGACGGTACTGTAGCTTCCGTAGGCTGCCTCCAGATGGACGAGGAAGAACGGAAGAAGACGGAGAAGAAGGACAGGGAATGCGTGAGCCGGAAGAAGAAGGCGGTGAAGAACAAGAAGGACTATCTGGTGAAGCTGCTCAAGAAGCAGGGCAAGTACAGCCCGGAAATGTCCGTACAGGCACAGATAGCCGCCCGTCTGCTTGTGAGGTGCGACGAGCTGGAAGACGAGATATTCAAGGCGTCACACGCAGCCGTCAAGACGGAATACTCCCGTGAAGGCAACGAACGTCAGGTAGTGGCGTCGTCAGAAAAGCTGTACATGACATACATGACCTACGCCCAGCGTGCCCTGCGTGCACTCGGCATGAACACGGACGGAAAGGAAGTGAAAGCTAACGGAGGCGACGGTCTGGACAACTTCCTCAAGGCTTTCGGCGAGGACGAATAAGGGCCGGCAGCGACCGGCGAAACAAAATTCTTTGAATGACTGAGACAGAAAAGCAACATTATCGGGATCTGAAAGAGGACGCCGTAAGAGACCTACAGCGGATGAAGCCGGAATACACCGGCTCGTTCGGCTATGCCCTTGCCGATACGGACAAGAGACTGCTGAGTTACGTGGAGGACGTCACGGACAATCCGGAGCAACACAACCTTTACGAGGTGCTTGCTGTAAGAAGATTCTTCCGGATGCTCGGGCGTTATGAATGGAAGGCGAAGAGAGTGAAGAAGTTCTTCCGGTTCTACGAGATGCTGCGCTTCAACGGACGCAGCGGGCGAACACGCTACAAGCTTACGCCGGTGCAATGCTTCCAGTTTGCGAACATCTTCGGATTCGTTGACAAGGAAGGACGACGGCTGACACGTCAGGTATACATATTCGTGCCCCGTAAGTTCTCGAAGACCACCAGTGCCGCCTCGCTTGCCGTATACGACATGTTGTTCGGCGACAACAACGCACAGGCTTATGTCGGCGCCAACTCCTACGAACAGGCGAAGATCTGCTTTGACGAGATACGTGCCATCATGCGCGACATCGATCCGCGAGAGACCAGCTTCCGCGTGAACCGCGAGAAGATCACGTTCCGCAAGGCTGGCCGCGACGCCTTCATCCGCTGTCTGACGGCAAACGCAAAGACGCAGGACGGTCTGTTCGCCTCGCTGGTGATAATGGACGAGTATTCGCAGGCACGCAACACGGCATCGAAGAACGGAGCCGACCTGAAGAACACTCTCACCTCGTCAATGGGTCCGCGCCGAGAACCTCTGACAGTAGTCATTACGACGGCAAGCGAAGTGGTGGACGGTCCGTTCGCTCATGAACTGGAAGGCGTGAAGAGCATTCTGAGGGAGGAGACGCAGAACGACCGCGTGTTCGCCTCGCTGTTCATGCCGGACGTGGACGACGCGGAAGACTCTCCGCTGACATGGCGCAAGGTGCAGCCTCATTTGGGCATAACGGTGCAGCCTGACTACTACGAGGAGGAATACCGGAACGCGCTTATGTCAGCCGAGAACATGATGATCTTCAGAACGAAGCTTCTGAACGTCTTCGCCACCAACGAGCAGAAGACGTGGTTCACGTACGAGAAGGCGGCAAGCCTGTGCTCCGGATTCGACATTGACGGCGTCAGGAGTGGTCTGGACTGTGCCGTCGCATTCGACCTCTCCGTCCATGACGACTTCTCTGCGGTGTCGTACACGGTGTATTCTCCGGAAACGAAGAGATTCTACAGTCATACGGAATACTACTTCCCAGAAGGAACACTCCGGGGACATCCGAATGAGCAGCTCTACCGGACGTGGCACGAGCAGGGTTACCTGAAGTTCTGCACCGGAGACTGCATTGACGTGAGAATGATAGCGGACGACATACAGCGCCGGGCGAAGACGCTGCGCATTATCCGTATCGGCTACGACCCATACAAGAGTCGCGACCTCGTAAACATTCTGTCCTCGGTTGGAGCCAAGCACGTGCTCATGCCGTTCTCCCAGACGTACGGATCGTTCAACCTTCCGGTCGAGTCGTTCGAGATGATGGCATGGGCGAACCCTCCGAGTATTGTCCTTGACGCAAACCCCATCAACGCCTTCTGTCTGTCCAACTGCGTGATAGACACGGACCGGCTCGAAAACAAGAAGCCGCTGAAATTGTCACAATACAGAAAAATAGACGGCACCATCACAATGCTGATGACCATCGGCCTGATGATGTCGTACGAGAGATAAAAAAAACAAGAAACAGAAAATCATTATGAAAAAGGAAGACTGCTGCAGAATATTCAAAGTGGAGGACATAATGGACCTTCCGCAGGCTGTCATGGACATTGTCATGGGCGACAAGAAACGGCGCGATGCCATCTACAAAGAACTGCTCGACATTAACGGACATGACATGAGCTACGACTGGTTCAGGCAGATGTACGAGGAGGAATTCGCGCAGCGCAAGAAACAGAAGCAGGACTTCACTCCTGTGGAGGTGTCGGAGATAGTGGCCAAGCTGGCTTTGCCCACAACCGGAACCATACACGAGCCGACAGCCGGCACGGGTGGTCTTATCATAAGCGCATGGTGGGAACAGTGCAAGCGTGTCATTCCGTGGGAGTATTTCCCGTCACGGAATATGATAACCGTCTGGGAACTGTCCGACCGCGCCATTCCGCTGCTGCTGCTTAATCTCAGCATACGCGGCGTTATGGGGTATGTCTATCATGGCGACGTGCTTGAGCGCACGGTCAAGGCCCGCTATATATTGCTTAACAAAAATGACGACGCTCTCGGGTTCAGTGATGTTGTTATCGCCAAGCCTGGAGACCGTATTGTAGAACAATAAAAGAAAAAAGGAGGAAGTAAAATATATGACATTCTTTGAAGTTTACGACAAGTGGCTGGAGGAGCATAAGGCGGAGGTGAAAGATACTACATTCGCCAAATATAGGTTTGACCGCAATACTTTCGCAAAGGTCATTGATGCAGATACGGATATATGCTCTCTTGACGAGATTAAGATGAAAGGTGTTTGTGAGACATTTTGCGAGCTTCAGATGAGCAGCCATTATAGAACCGATTTACTGATGGTCTTCAGGATGGTAATGCGCTATGCCGATAAAAACTTAGGTATAAGCAATCTGCCGTCAATAGACTGGAAGGTAAAACATGAAAAAGACAGTCGCAAGAACCCGACAAGACAACGTGTCAAGAGGTTTACTATGGATGAGTATGAGCGGATAATAAAGGTGTTTGAGAGCAATCCCACTCCTGCCGGACTTGTCATTGTGGTTACGATGTTTACGGGTATACGCATAGGTGAAGCATGTGGTCTGAAGTTCTCCGACTTGGATTTCGACGAGGGAGTCATACATATACAGCGTACATGTGTGTCAATAACTAAAGATGTTCAAAAAATACTCCATCCCAACGAAGCTTATGTTATGTCTCGACAATTGCAGTCTCCCAAGAGTGCCACGTCAGACCGTTATATCCCGATGGTGCCAAGGTTACGTAAGATACTACAGAACTATGCAAAGATTTATCCGGATGACTATTTCGTCGCTACGCTAAAAGACACACCGACTTGCACAAGGACTCTCAGGATATGGTTTCAGAATATGCTCAAGGCAGCTAAAGTACCATATCTTAAATATCATTGCTTGAGTCACAGTAAAATCTTTTATTAATTGAATATCAACGAATTAAGTATTTAAAAGAATGTAACTGCTAACGATTTAGAAACGAGCTATATTCTTTTTCTTTCACAACTTTGCAATATACAAAGAACGCTTTGTTTACGAGTGCAAAGATAAATCTAAAATCTGAGAAACTA